GCATATAAGATTAAAATAGCGTCCCCTGCGTGCTTTGAAAACAAAAAAATGTCCGACTTAGAGCAACTTGTGCTTACACCGCTTAATAAACCGCAAAAAGAGTATATGTTGCCGTTTGAAAGCGAAAAATTTCAAGATACCATTAAGAAAATAAAAAATGAAATGATTACAATTGATGTCATTTTGCAAAAGCTAAATAGGCATAATATGGAAAAAGACGTTTTCGAATGTCTGCGTAGCACTGCAAAGAGCCTTGGTGATGAAATTTGCACCGATTTGTTTGTTTTGCCGTGCGAAAAATTGAATACAACTAATAAACAGTTAATTTAAAATTAAATAATTTTAGCGTACATCTTCGGGTGTGCGCTATTTTTATACCCATTTTTAGAGAAAGGGGGTGTATTACAACGTCAAATATAGGACAAATAGCGGTAGATTTAGTGCTAAACCAAAAGCAGTTTGTAAAAGATGTGGGCAATTTGCAGTCAACTACGAACTCCGCAGGAAATAAAATTGCAAGTAGCTTTAAGAAAATAGCCGTAGCTGCGGCTGCCGCATTTAGCGTTAAACAAATAGCTGACTTTGGAAAACAGTGCATAGACCTTGGCTCTAATCTTGCAGAGGTGCAGAACGTTGTAGATACAGTGTTTACCTCCATGTCGTCACAGATAAACGACTGGGCTAAGAGTGCTGCCGGCAGCTATGGTTTATCCGAAACTATGGCAAAAAAATATACAGGCACATTTGGAGCAATGGCAAAGGCTTTTGGATTTACTGAAAAGTCTGCTTATAATATGTCTACATCACTTACAGGACTTGCAGGAGATGTGGCATCATTTTACAACATATCACAGGATGAGGCATATACAAAGCTAAAATCTGTATTTAGCGGCGAAACAGAAACGCTCAAGGATTTAGGCATAGTTATGACACAAAATGCACTTGATGCTTACGCAATGGCAAACGGCTTTGGCAAGGCGACTGCACAAATGACAGAGAGTGAAAAAGTAGCACTGCGTTATAGCTTTGTACAGTCGAAGTTATCGTCTGCACAGGGCGACTTTGCAAAAACACAAGACAGCTGGGCAAACCGAACACGAACACTACAACTACGGTTTGATAGCTTAAAAGCGACTCTAGGTAAAAGCTTCATTGCTGTACTAAAGCCTGTTTTGCAAATGACTAATGTATTAATAGACAAGCTTGAGGTTGCGGCGGAAAAGTTTACAGAGTTTATTGAAGGAGTCTTTGGTGCTGACGTTGGGAGCACTGGAGGTGCAATAACAGAGACAGCAACCAGCGTAGCCGATTTAGGCGATACTATGGACAGCTCTAGCACTGCATCAGCAACCACAGCTGATAATATGGCGGATACCGCAAAGCAAGCCGAAAAGGTTAACGGGGCATTGGCAGGGTTCGACAAACTAAATGTATTAGGTACTGATACATCTGCAGATAGTGATTTGGGAAATATAAGCACCGCTATACCAGTTATAGGAAATACCAGCACGTTATCGGACGCTAATAAACAGCTGGACACATCTAACAATTTACTAGACAAGCTACAAGTTAAGCTCACTGAGTTAGGGAACAACCTAGGCTTAGATAAACTATTAAAAAAAATCAAAGACTTGGGGAAAAAGCTTTGGAAACAGATAAGTAAATATGATTTTGGCGGTGCGTTGATGTCTGCACTAACAAATGCAATTAAGTTTGTTGGGTCTGTGCTTAATTTTGGTGCTGGAATAGTGTTCCCGTTGGCTATTGCGTTAGACATCCCGGGAATTGTGTATGAGGCTATTAACGCTCTATCTACACTGTTTAGTACACTTGGACAAATTGTTGACAGCGTAACCCCAGGCGTAGAGACTTTTGTAAATATAGGTTTAGTGCCAATCGCTACATGGGTCGGCGGAAGAATTAAAGACGGATTACAATTTGTGCAAGAGATGATGGAAAAAATTGGTGACTGGTTTGAAGAACATACCGATATGTTTACGGAGCTAGGTACGCAATTAGGCATTGTTACGGCGAAAATTTGGGAATTTTGTCAGCCTATTGCTGATACCGTTTGGGCAGTATTTAAAGATTTGGTTAGTCAGCTAGTAGATATATTTTTGCAATTAGGAGAAAAACTCGGAATATTAGCTGTGAAATTTATGGAAGCTTGGAATGCTGTATATGGATTCTTGGAAAGTATCGGAGTGGTAAAGGTAGTATCAACAGCAATCTCTGAAACTATTAAATGGCTTTGTGCTGACATTGGTCAAGTATTTACGGTTGTAGGCACGATAATTGGTACTTTTATAGCCGTCTTAGGGCATTTGTACGATTTTATAACAGGGGTATTTACTGGTGATTGGAGCAAAGCTTGGGACGCTATTAAAAGCATAGTTACCACTGTTTGGGATGGTATTTGGGCATCTATAAAACTGATTTGTAATAAAATAATTGATGCTATAAACTGTTTATGGACGGGTATTTATAACGCAGTAAAGGGTATTGTAGATGATATAGGCAGTGTTGCCGGTGCTTTGGGGGATATATTTGGACAAGATTGGCATTTTAGTATGCCACCAGACCCACCACTTATCCCTAAGCTTGCAAAAGGCGGACTAGTTAAAGCTCCAACACTTGCTCTTGTGGGTGATAATCCAGGCGCTAATAATGACCCCGAGGTTGTAGCACCACTGTCAAAGTTACAAAGTATGCTGCCAAGCAGTGATGGTTCATCAGCCGATACAGCCCTGCTAAAACAACTATTGGGCTATATGATTAAAATTTACGATTTATTGGCTAAAACTATCGCAAGTGGTGACAATATACACGAGTTTATTGCGCAGCTTAATGGCAACACGATTTTCAAGGAGATGATAAAAGAAAATGATGCTTATAAAAAGCGACACGGCGGCAAGTCCGCATTTGCGTAGGGGGGTGATATAAATGGCGACTTTTAAAGGCTACTTGCTGGCTTTTGGTGGCGTGGTATTGCCAGCAAGCTATATGCAGGTAGATACATATAAGGCAACGCCGTACCAGCGTACAGAGCTTGAAGCGTACAGGGATAACAACAATTTACTGCACAGGATAACCAGTCCTAATCACAAAACACAGGTAACGTTTGACACAACTCCTCTTACGCTCATGGAAAAGCAACAGGTGCAAAACATTATTGCAGGCGGTATGACAAACACCACAGAGCGTAAGGTAAGCATGACATACTGGAATGATGAAGTTAACTGTTACATAACAGCGGACTTCTATATGCCCGATGTCATATATCCAATTAAGGACATAGCAGGCAATGATGTGTTATACGGCAGTATAAGCTACACATTTATTCAGTATTAAGGCGGTGCAATATGCTTGTAGATAGATTTCTAACTATAGAATTTCCAAACAAAGATTATGACACCATAACAGGCGGTAATATTGTAGCTGAAACAATGACGCTTACTCGCTCTGTATGCGACGATAACTTCAAACTTGGTGGGTGTATATCTGCCAAGTTTGAAATACAGCTAACCGGTATACCGCCTGATGCACTTACTGGCAAACGAATACAAGTGTATCTTTACACAAAGAGTACAACAGGTACTATTATTTTCCCAAATAAGTCATTGTTACCTGGTCTGGCTGTGTGGCCAGGACAGAATACTACAGCTACTGTAGGAGCACCAATATTCACAGGTACAATTGACAGTGCAGTAAGGCAGGACAACAGGCAGATAGTGCAGGTGACGGCTTATGATGATTTATATACAGTGGGCGCAATAAATGTTTACACCTGGTACAGTCAAATGGCACATTATAACCCAGATGTAAACATCCGTAGCTTCCTTGACAGCTTGATAGGTATATTAGGATTAACAACACTCGGCATTTATGGCACAGTAAATACAGAGTCAAAGCTCTCACTGTCACAGCCATTTATAAAAAATAATTGCAAAAATAACGTTAGAGCATCCGAAATTTTAAGGTCAGCAAATGAACTGATGTGTTGTTGGGGTTACTGTGACGGCTGGGGACGATATACAGTTAAACAGTTGTCTAACACGCCAACGTTCAAGGCTGTAACAGATTACAAGACTTTGAAATTCGAGGAATACGTAACAGCAGTTTTTGATACGCTTGTGCTGTGCTACGGAGATAAAAACAGTTATAAACGCGGCAGAGTTACGGCAGAAGACAGTAGTTGTTATTACGTTGACGATAATGTAATACTTAACTGCTGTACTGATTACGGCACCGTGGCCACTATAGGCGCAACGATGAGTGAAACTGGCAAAGTATTATATAACCTACCACAGTACAGACCGTTTGAACTCGAGATTGATGACATAAATTATAATGTTGGTGATTGGGTAGAGGTAAAAACAGGGTATAGTGATGTACCTCTATGTAAGGGCTATGTAATGTCTCAAACAATAACAGGACCATTGGCGTTGATGAGTAAATATAGTGCCGGTGGTGATAGAATACAGCAAGGAAAGGATAGGGATGCGGAATGAGCTACGCAAAAATAAACTGGACAGACACGGCAAGCACACCTCTCTGCGCTGACAATCTAAATCAAATGGATAATGGTATTTACAATGCCAACGAACTAGCGGAAGAAAACGAAAACACAATATCATTACACGATTACAGATTAGCGGTTGTGGAAAAATTATCAAAAAATAACAACACATTACTGTTATACCCTAATCAATCATCAAACATCATCAAAAACAGTAAAAATTTTACAGCATTAACTGATATAGAGGTATTAAACGGTACTGTAACAGTCACAGATGGCACGCTACAGCAAACACAGCCTAATGATGTCGGTCTGTATGCAAGGACATCAAAGGACATACAGCTAACATCAGACGGGCTAAAAACAATGCTATTAAAAGTGAGATTAAAAGCTACAGCAACGGCTACTATAGCACCCGCGTGGCGGTGGAATGCTAACGGTACATTTATAGCACAAAATGCTATAATCGGTAGCAATCTATCAACGCTGGGAGCTATTAAGTGTAGTTGGCAGACAGACCTAGTAAACACATATACTGATTTTTGGTTGATTGCAAAGCCCCCAGTAAACGCTACATACAACGATTTTGGTTTTTTTGTCACGTCAACGGGCACAGTCAACATAAGTCATATACAAGCATTTTACAGTGCGGATTAATTGAGGTGATTAAGAATGTTAAGAAAAATAAAAATACCTGTAGACAATGACCAAACAACATATTTTGCAGGGTACAACAACGAGGATAACGCCACATTGATTGTGTGGGAGGTAGCAGACGATTATATAGGTGATAGCATTAACTATATGATTAACATTGCACTGCCTGACGGCAAGGTTGAGAGTGTCCCAATATCAGCATATCCAATTGAGTATTGCTTACCGCAAAAGCTAGTCAAGGAGGGTACGTTAACTGCACAGCTTATTGTGCTTGACAACGGCAAAACCGTCATAAAAACACCCAAGGTTAGGCTACTAATACGCTCATCAGTAGACCAACCACAAAGTACAGCGGATAATTACGTAGGCACGCTAGAGGATAGTGTGTATAAATTTAACATGGCGTGCAAGCTACTAGAGCAGGTTGGTGCAAACGTTGAGCGTGTTGACGGTGGTGCAAGGGTTACGGTTACAGACCAAAACGGCACTACAACAGCCATGATATACGACGGTGCAGGAGGTAGTGGCACAGGTGGTCGCAGTATAACAGACTGTACTATTAACACACAGGGACACCTTATAGTTACATACAGCGACCATACCACGCAGGACTGTGGACTGGTTGTTGGTGCAGATGGGGCTAAAGGTGATAAGGGTGATAAAGGTGACCAAGGAGCGCGTGGCATACAGGGCGATAAGGGCATTGATGGTACAGACGGTGTTGACGGCATAAGTCCTACCGCAACAATCACAAAAACAGGTAACACCGCCACTATTACAATCACAGATGTTAATGGCACTACAACAGCGGAAATACATGATGGTACAGACGGAGCCGGTGGCAGTGTAACAGTTGACAGCGATATGTCTGATACATCCACAAACCCAGTCCAAAACAAGGTGATTAAAGCATACACGGACAATGCTGTTAAATCTGCCACTGCTCCTACCGATGAGCAGGTGAGTACCGCTGTAAGTGACTATTTGGTGGCAAATCCTGACATTGTTACAACAATTGCTGACGGGTCAATATGCCCAGAAAAAACAGATTTTTTTGATATCGATGTCAGGGAACATAATTATGACTGTGTGTCGATTAGTGATTGGGGTAAGTATTTGGTGGCTACTGATGTGGGATTTACTCCTTACAGAGAGCCTTATGCAGCCGTATATGTTGGCTTAGTAACATTAACTGGCACTAATGTGTATGCCATACCCGTAACAAAAGATATTAAATTTACATTGAGGACCACAGGCTATTTGTTTGGTGCTAACAACTCCATAGATACCCGTGTAATCCCCATAGGGCAACTATATTTAGGCAGCATTACCGACTTTGACTGGACAAATATTAAGTCTCAACCAATTGACAAATCAAAAATCGGTAGTTATAGTATCTCTTACGCAAAAAAGGTGGTATTAGACGACGGTTCACAAGCTTATGAGCAATCTATAACTCCAACAACAGATGGTATCTATATTTTTTCCGTCCCCACCAATGACCAAGGGATAAAATATTACACTACTGACAAATACAACTATTATACTCCCAAATACAGCATTTTTGACGATGCCCCCGAAAAAAGCCGTACCTACTCCGGCGAAAAGATATCCAATTTAGTTAACGATATTACACCTAAAAGGCCCAAATACGTTGATTTTAATTTTAAAATTTATGAGCAAGTTATAGCCCAAAACAAAGGTGTTGCAAAGGTAAGCGAGGTAGAAATGCTAACAGATACGCTTGGCTCGCTACAATATGTTGGGGGGATATATGCAAACGGTAAGATATACTTTGCTCCTAATACAGCTAGTCAAATAATGGTTTACGATACCGTGCATGAGTACCACTATTTTATCGGTCAAAGCTTAGGAGATTATCCATACAAATATACTGGCTTTGCAAGTTATGGCTCTTATCTATACACCATCCCAAGAGGTGTCAACAATATATTGCGAGTAGACCCAGTTACCGATGAGGTAGTTATAATAGATTTGGGACTGGGTTATGACATATCACCCTTTGGAGATTACAGAGATAGTCATCATTATTGTGGTGTCATATCTGATGATGGCTATATGTATGTCCCTCCTACAGGATATAATAATGTTAATGAGCTACTAAAGATTGATATGCAATACTACAAAGTATACAAACTATCGTGGAGCAACGATTATAAATCCTGTACTGGCGCAGTTGCAATACCAGATAATAAGATTGTATTTTTGCTAGGCACAGCACTAAGAGTATGGGATTGTAATACCGATACCTACAAGGACATAACAGGTGCTGCCAGTGGGGTGTACGATATGACATATAATGCATCAGACAACGCTTTGTATGGATATGGCGATAAAAAATTTGTTAAATTTGATTTAACATCCATGACAATAACCAATACCCCTGTTAACTATATATCCTCTGGATATGGTACTGTCATGGGAGTAGATGGATTATATTATGCAATTTGGAGCAACGGTCAAATTTTTAGGCAAGACCCACTAAATTTGACGGCAATGCCCATTACTGTAAAAAAAACAGGATTAGATGTACCGTTTGCAACTACTGTACATAGTGCGGGACTGGTACTAACACCAGATGGTACGATATACTCCGTCCCCGGCAATGGTGGGCTGTGCCGACTAAAATTTAGCGGTGTAGTGGGTAGATTGCCAGACTATATTGTATCCAGCAAATTTTATGGTAAGTATTAGATATAAAACAGGCTAGTGGGATTTGTATCATACTAGCTTAAATTTTTGCAAAAATTAGGAGATGATTACGTGACTAAAATTTATTTAAGCCCGTCAAATCAAAACGGTAATTTATACTCGGGCGGTAACACAAACGAAATGGTGCAGTGCAATAAAATTGCCGACAGCCTTAAAACAAAGCTTGCTAACTGCGGGTTTGATGTTAAAAAAGCACCGCAGGGACAGGCTATGACAACAACTATAGCAGAAAGCAACAGCTGGGGTGCTGACCTGCACCTGTGTATCCATACAAATGCTTTTAATGGCAGCTATACAGGCGGTACAATGTGTATGGTGTACAGCAACAGTGGTGATAACAACAAAGTAGCAAAGGCTATGCTGGACAATCTAGCACCTATTACACCAGGCAGCGACTATGCAATACAAACCAGACCAGAGCTAAGGGAGCTATGTGACACAAGCTGTACCGCCCTATACACAGA